CAACTCTGTGTATCGTGTCAATACAAAAGGAGTTGAGGGGGTAGCCTTTTTCAGAGGGTAATTTCAGAAAAGGGTGCTATATTCTACTAGGTAATATCACCTATATTTTTATTATGCAATGCATACTTGTTTGGATAACTTACTGAAAATCAATCGATATGGCTTTAGGGGTCAAGTTGGGGTCAAGTTGGGGTCAAGGTAGGGGCTAAGGATAAGGATAAGGATAAAGATAAAGATTATATATATTATTAATATAAAAAGGACTACATTTGCGTATGGGAAATTTATTGCCAACAGAAATTAAAAGACAACGAGGAACTTTACGAGCCGATAGGACAAACCTAAACGAGCCTAAGCTTCCTAGTATGATTCCCCCTATCCCTAGTTGGCTAAGTGAGGATGGCAAGAAAGCATTTAGTGAACTAAGTAATTTGCTTCACGATATGGCTGTCCTCACTCAGGCTGACGAATTAGCTTTAACTCTACTTTGCGATGCTTACAGTGAATATAAAAGTGCTAAAGAAATTGTAAATACTCTTGGAGCTACGGTAGAAGTTCTATCAAGAGAAGGAAACTCTAAACCAACTATACGCCCAGAGGTCCAAATAGCCAACCAAGCTTTCGTTAGAGTCTTTCAATTACTAAAAGAATTTGGTTTAACTCCATCGAGTCGAGCTAAGGTAAATGCAATGGAACAAGTAGCAGGAACACCTGATGTTAAAATAGAAAACTTCTTCCACGGTGGCGAATAATCTACACAGAATAGATAAGTCAAGATATTACTTTGACGAGAAGTCAGCCAAACGAGCTACGGACTTTATAGAAACCTTTTGTCAACATACGAAGGGTGAACTCGCAGGTCAGAAATTTGTGTTAGAAGCTTGGCAAACAGAAATCATACAAGGAATATTTGGTTGGAAGTCTAAGAAAACTAAACTAAGAAAGTTCAGACAATGTTTTATCTTCATCCCTAGGAAGAATGGTAAGACAACTATGATGGTTGGTATAGCACTTTATATGCTATTCTCTGACGGAGAGAAAGGAGCCGAAATAGTGAGTGCTGCTGCGGATAAGGAGCAAGCCAGGCTCAGTTTCAGTATAGCTAAGCAAATGGTATTGCAAGAACCTAATCTTATAAAAAGAGCAGGGACTTTCAGAGATTCGATAACCTATGATAAAGTTGGTTCGTACTACAAAGTTATCTCAGCAGATGCTGACACGAAGCACGGACTAAACCTCTCTTGTTGTCTCTTAGATGAAATACATTCACATAAAAATCGTGATCTGTATGACGTGTTGCTTACGAGTATGGGAGCGAGGAAGGAGCCGTTGATGTTAGGTATCACGACGGCTGGAGCAGGGAATCAAAAGGATCACATCTCTAGAGAGCTTTATGATTACAGTAAGAAACTTATTGATGGGACTATTGAAGATGATTCGTTTTTAGGAGTTGTTTATGAAGCTGCTGAAGATGATGACATTTTCACCGAAGCAGTTTGGAGAAAAGCTAATCCTGGGTACGGTTCAATCATCAAGGAAGAGTATATGCAACAACAATCTGTTAAAGCCCAGAACGAGCCATCTTACGAAAACACCTTTAGAAGATTACACGTTAATCAATGGGTTTCAAGTAGTTCTAGGTTTATTTCAGATATTCAATGGATGGGCTGTTCTGATGAGGTTGATTTAGATTCTCTTAAAGGAAGGGTTTGTTACGCAGGTTTAGATTTAGCATCCACTAGAGATGTTACTTGTTTAGCTTTATTGTTTCCTGATGATCAAGAAGGTTACGATATTATTAACTTTAATTTCATTCCAGAAGAGAACGCTAAAAAGAGGTCACAAAGGGATAAGGTAAACTACGATAAGTGGGAAAGAGATGGTCACGTTATTTACACACCAGGTGACGTTTGTGATTACAATTACATTAAGCAAAAGATAAGAGACTTAGGTCAACTGTATGATATTAAGATAGTTGCTTACGATAGATGGAACGCTTCACAAATTGTAATCGACCTTACAGAAGAGGGTTGTCCAATGATTCCAGTAGGGCAAGGTTTTAAGACTATGTCTCCTGCTACTAAAGAATTCGAAGGATTAGTTCTTAGTGGAAAGTTAAGACACGGTGGTGATCCTGTGTTACGTTGGATGATGTCAAACGTAGTACTAAATCACGACAGTGCAGATAATGTTAAGCCCGATAAAAGTCGTAGTAACGAAAAGATTGATGGTATAGTCGCTTGCATAATGGCTTTAAGCGAGGCGATGCAAAACAAAAACAAAGGCGGATCAGCTTATGATGAAAAAGAAATATTCTTCCTCTAAAAACGAGATTATACAATCACAATATTCGGTCATTAAAGAGGTGTCTGCGAATATTTTAAGGGCTAATGACGATTTACATTTTCTAGATGACCTAACTCAAGAGGTTTGTTTAATCCTTTTAACGCAACGAGAAGAGGTTATAGTGATGATTTACGAGAACGGTCATTTTAAGTTTTTCATTTCTAGGATAATAACTAACTTAGTCAGATCTTCTACATCTCCCTTTCACAAGAAGTACAGACAGAAAGCTTTAATCTTACCTATAATTGAGGGAGATTATGACCCACTAGCGGACAAGGTTTGGGCCGATATTAATCACTTATTGACAAGTAAAGAACGTGAATTAATTAATTATAGGTTTGTTTACAACCTAAAAGTGTCTGAAATAGCTTATATTAACAGTGTTTCTACTAGGCAAATTTATAAAAACTTAGAAAAAATTAACAAATACTTACGAAAAAAGTATAAATAATGGTTCACAAAAGCTATATTTGTATATATGTATATGGATAAAGGCATTAAACTCATAAAGAATTGGCTACATTTTTAGATTTTTTTAAGAGAAAACCACAGGTACAACCTACCGAGGAAAGGTTTTATAACACAAGTTTAAGCAGTCAATCCTTTTCAGGAAACAGCTCAGGACAATCTATTACTAAAGAGACGGCTTTACAATTATCTACCGTTTGGAGTTGCGTAAAAGTAATTTCAGAAACAATCGCTTCTTTACCAATATCTTTATACGAAAAAGATAAAAGCGATAAGAGACATATACTCTCTGACAACCCACTTCACTCTCTAATAGGAGAACAACCATCATCACTTTTCAACTCGTTCAGCTTCTTTGAAAAAGCTTTAGTAGACTTGTGTTTAGATGGTAATTTCTTTGCTTATATCGAAAGAAATAACGGAGGATTGCCTACTCAAATTATACCTATACAATCTAATGACGTAAGTGTTTATGTGTCTCCAGATGGTAGGGAAGTTTATTATAATATTGAGCAAAACGAAGTTGTACCTTACCCAATTACAGGTAGAGTAACTTCTGAGAATATGCTACACGTTAAAGGTTTGTCAACTGATGGTATTATGGGTAAAAGCCCAATACAGACCTCAGCAGAATCTTTGGGTGTATCTTTATCTATAGAGAGATTTGCAGGTTCATTCTTTAAAAATTCCGCTTCAATCGGAGGGGTAATCACCCATCCAGGAACCCTTAAACCTGAAACAGCTAAACGTCTTAGAGCAAGTTGGAATCAAACTTACAGCGGAGCATCTAATGTAGGTAAGACAGCTATCCTCGAAGAAGGAATGAATTTCACGGCAAAACAGATTCCAAACAATCAGGCACAATTCTTAGAGACTAGACAGTATCAAGTTAGTGACATTTGTCGTATTTTTAGAGTACCAAATCATCTCGTAAATGACTTATCTTCAGCCACTTACAGCAATATCGAAGCACAGCAAATAGATTTTGTGGTACATACAATCACACCGTGGGTTAAGAGGATTGAGATGGCTTTAAACCAAAAATTAATTCCTTTCAATAAAAAAGGAACTCAATATTTCAAATTCAATCTTACAGCCCTTTTAAGAGGTGATTCAAAGTCAAGAGCAGATTACTATAGAACTTTACTAAACATCGGTGTATTAACTCCTGATGAGGTTAGAGCGTTCGAGGATATGAACTCTATGGGTGGCGAAAGCGAGAAAGTTTATATGCAAAGTAATATGTTGCCTTTAGATAAATTAGGCGAATCAACAACAAGACAAGAATAACTATGGCACTAAATCAAATTAAATTACAAGCAACAGAGGCTGCATCGATAGATGGTGGTGGAGCAGTAAGTACTGATGTAACATTAGTGGAAGCACTTTTATACGTAGGTGTTTCAGGAAATATTAAGGTAGATGTTGCGGGATCAGGTACAGGAATTGTATTTGTAGCGGTTTCTGCTGGTAGTATTCTTCCTGTAAAAGTAAACAAAATTTACACAACAGGTACGACAGCTCAAGATATTGTAGCTTTAAGCTAGTATGATAATAGCTATACAAAATACGATAGGTGCTTTAGCCAATAGAATCGGAATCATAACCCAGAACCTCCAGATGTGGCTTGGCTTTAAGAAGGCTGATGTCTTGGGGGCTGAGTTGGTGGTTAATGGGGATTTTAGTGATGGCTCTAATGGATGGTCAGTTAATTCAGGATGGTCAGTTAATAGCGAAGGTAAAGCGGAGGTTGTTAGTGGTGATTTAATATCCACTAGTTCTTTAGTGATTGGAATTCATTACACAGCAACTTTTGATTTTGCAATAGTAACTAATGGAGGTATTGCTTCTTGTATATTTAGAGCATCAACCTCCCCTTACACTAACTACTTAGTGCCTAATTCTACAGGTACATATACAGTAGATTTTATAGCTACAACTACAGGTTTCAAGTTTCAAACATTAGGGGGAGGAAACTCAAATTATACTATAGATAACGTAACAGTAAAAAAAGCAGGACAATTCGCTCCTGACAAATCGACCAACACGAACAACGCGAAATTGTTTACAGGTAAGGCTATTCGATTTGATGGAGTAAACGATTACATAGAATTAGGTAACCCTAATGTTAATCTAAAATCTATTTGTTTTTGGGTTGGATTAGGTGGCGGAGCTGTACCTATAATAAATATATCCTCTACGCATAGAATATCCGTTGTTAGCGGTGTAGTAACTTTAGCGGGTTCTTGGGGAACTCACGACATATATGTAAACAACGTCCTTACAACAGCTTTAGGAAATGAGTATAGTCGTGTCGTAATTACAACTGACGCTAATATACTTGTAGATGATTTAGAGTTTGGTAGAGGCGGCTCAACTTATAGCCTTTTAACTTTATCTGATGTGCAAATATATGACAAAGTATTAAGGTCGTTAGATGTAGCTTATGACTACGCAAACCCGAATAACCTACTAATAGATAACTCTGCTACGGATGCAACTAAATCGAATCTAGTAGGCTATTGGGCTTTATCGGAAGGTTCGGGTAACATCGCATTCGATTCGGCAGGATTAGGTGGGGAGTTGGTTACGAATGGTGATTTTGCTGATGGTTCAGGTTGGAGTGTATCAAGTTCGTGGGGATTAGGCACTAATAAAGTTACTTATAGTGATACTACTAATGGAGATGTTAGAACTTTATATTCCATTTTTACTATAAATAAAGCTTATCAAATAAAGCTAACAGTATCAGGTTTAACAGGTTCTAATGCTGCATTTTTCGCAATAGGAGCTTCTTCTTCTAGTAACTTAGTTGATTATAGTGATTACGCAAATGGAAATTATATACTCAACGTTATTGCTCCAAGTGGCGGTGAGTTAAGGATTTACTCTACGACAGGAAGTGATAGCTCTTATAGTATCTCAAACATCTCCGTACGCGAAGTAACCGACAACGAAGGAACTATAGTTATACCTACGTCAGGCGATTTAGTAGGAGCGACTTGGGTAGACCAACAACCTACCATACCTCAGTTGGGTATGATGGATTGGAGTAAGGGGAGTAATTTGATGACAACATCTGAACCAACGGGAACAGGAAGTTATAAATCAGGTGTCGTATTTCAGCCAACAAATATTTACAATTGGAATGGCATTTACTATGGAGATAACTCTGTTCGTAGAGTAGCTTTCTTTACAGCCATTACTGTAGTTGCAAACACGCCATTCACTATTTCGGTGTTTGTTAAAATGACGGATGGAAGTATTCCATCATTTTCTAATATTAATAGTGTTGGTATAGACTTCTCTTTTAACGTATCAGGAACGCCAACAATAGCAGCACCAATCCATTTAGGTGATGGTATTTATAGAATAGCCATAACAGCGCAAGGAGGTTCATCAACTACTTTCAATATTCTAATTGAAAAAACAACATCAAATTCAGCTAAAACTTTTGAAGTTAGTGGATTTCAACTAGAACAATCCTCAACACTAGGCTCATACATCGGAACGAACGGACTAGCCGCATCGAACGCTACACTAATCCAAAACCCTAACGACATCGGTAAAGACGTTCTAGGTAACTCGCTTCGATTAAGAGAGGGTGGATTTAATTTAGATGGGATTGGGTATGGTGAGGTGGCTGATGATGTTACATTGACTGATATAACAAACGGAACTATTCAGTTTTGGATGAAGAACTCTGACACATCAAAGTTCTTGTTATTCTCTAGCGATACTAATCACTATATAGGAGCTAAGAATGTGGGTGGTGTTTTCTTTCATTCAAATTCAGGAACTATAACATCCGTTATAGACAACAACAATACAGTAACAGCAGGTGATATAACTGATGGTACTTGGCATCTTTACACGTTTACAGGAGTAAACTTAAGTGCTTATACTAGTTTTAAAATATCTGATTATGGTTCAGCTTGGATGAACAATTCTATAATTGATGAGGTAATAATATACTCAGACGTATTAACAACTAAAGAAATAACCAACAACTACAAAGTAGGTTTATCCAAACACCAAAACTAATTATTATGCAAGGAAATATATTTATATGCCTTAATCGGGCAACGTACAAAGGACTAATCCCAACTGAATTAGAAGGGAAGTATTCTCGTAAGGTTTACGATGAAGAGGGTGAACTAATTGAAATCTTACCGACTACATTCGAAAAGATGGCATCGGACAATAGGATTAAATATGGCGGAGTTATTGAGTTTAAAATCGGAGTTAAGGAATATTTTGTAATAGAAGTAGATTGCAGTTGGTTAGATGGAAGCGTATCGGCTCTATTAGATTTAGGTTCTGGTTTAGCTTATCCAAACAATTGCTTAATGACTAACACTGAAGCTATAGAATTAGTTTCAGCTAACACTAAAGATGTTATATAGTTATGGAAAATAAGGAAACAAGAGTATATAATGGTAGCTACGAGATTCGTTTGGATGAAGGTTCAAACGAGACTAAAGTAAGTGGCTACGCAGCTTTATTTGATACTGACAGTAGAGATTTAGGCTTTAGAGAAACAATATCTACACGAGCCTTTGACGGTAGATTAGAAGATAACGTAATTTTAACTTTCAATCACGATCCTAACTTAATGTTAGATAGAAATATTGGTGGTACTTTAAAACTATCAATAGATGAACGAGGGTTAAAATATAGTGCTACATTACCTAACACAACAACAGGTAGAGATGTAGCAGAACTTATGAAAAGAGGTTTGCTTTATGAATCTTCATTTGCATTTACTGTGACTGATGACGATTGGAGTAAAGACGGAAATACGACTCGTAGACAAATCAATCAGATTGGTCGATTAGTTGATGTTTCTATTGTAGGGGTAGGAGCTTACGCAAATACCGATGTTGCACTTCGTTCTAAAGAGGCTTTTGAAAAAGAGGAAGTTCCTGTAGATGTTGAGCAGCAAGAAAGTGAAGAATCATTCGATGATTCAAGATTAAATTTATTAACTAACGAATTAAACTTAAAAAAACGAATATGAAAAATTCGATTGAAATTCGCCAAGACAGAGGAGTAGCTATTGAAAAAGCTAACGACCTACTTAATTTGGCTAAAAACGAGTCTCGTGACTTTAGTGAAGACGAGCAAGTGTCTTATGACGGAATGATGACTAGCATCGACAAGATGGCTAAGGACATTGAAGTTGTTGAGCGTCAAGAAAAGTTGAATGCTGAATTGTCTTCAATTCCAGTAACTCATTCTACTCAAGATGTTTCTCAATCTAAAGAACTTCGTGGATTCTCTTTTGTAGATGCTTTTAAAGCAGCTAAATCAGGTCGTGTTGAAGGTCTTATCAAAGAATTAGATCAAGAAGCTCGTAACGAGAACCCATCTCAAAACTTTAGAGGTGTTGCAATTCCTTACTCTGCTTTAGAAACACGTGCATCTAACACAGGATTAACAGCTTCTGCTTCTCCTTCTGATGTTCGTTCATTTACTGATGATATGTTCGCTGCTTCTATTTTAGTTGGTGCAGGTGCTAATATGTACACAGGATTAAGTGCTTCTCAAAAAGTGCCAATTATTGCAGGTGTAACTGCTTCTTTCCAAGCGGAAGCAGCAGGTGTTAACTCTCCCGCAGGTACTATCGGTGGTGGTGAATTAACTCCTAACACGATTATAGCTGCTACTAATATCTCTAACGCTGCTATATCTCAAAACTCTTCTATCGAAGCTGCTTTCAGAAGAAACTTTGCTACAGCGATTATGTCTCAATTCGAAGCAAACTTATTGAATGTAGCTGACGTTACAGGACCTGAGTCAATCTTCTTAGACGGACAAGCAGCAACAGCTACCTGGACTTCTTCACTTGCTTTAGCTCGTGTACAAGAGATGTTCAACTTAATGTTAAGTCAAGGTAATGACGTAAACAAGTCATCTATCAAGTTGTTAATGAACGGTGATGCTTATGCTGATTTAGTTTCTCAAATCACTGGTCAAGCAGGTTCAGGTATTAACGCAGGTAACATCAACTTAGTTGATAAAACTGTACTTAACATTCCTTACTTATTATCTTCTAATGTAGGTAAAGGTGCTAACGATACTAGAGCTAGAGCTTTATTGGTTGATATGGATAAAGTACACTTAGCTATGTTCGGTGGACTTGATATGTTGGTAGACCCTTATTCTCAAGCACTTAACGGTGGTACTAGATTAATTATGTCAACTCTTCTTGACGGTTTGATTTCTCAAACAGCAGGAAAAGAAGCAGCAGTTAAAGTAATTGCAGCAGCATAATTAGATTACAATTAATTAAAGGTGAGAGGGGTAAAACCCTTTCCCTTTTATTTTTACTTAAAGCCAATGTCGGATATAACTAATATGTTTAATTTCAGCAACTACGAATACCTTAACCCTAGTAGAAATACTTACGGTAACTTGGAACGAGTTGATTTAACTTCTTACGCAACTCAAGTTGTTACAACTACTGAGCTTAAAGAACAGTTAAGGGTAGATTCTGATGCAGAAAACCCTTTATTAGCTGCTTATATTTCGGCTGCGACACAAATGGCAGAACACTATTGTAACAGACACTTCATTACTACTAAATACAAATTGTGGTTTAATGAATTACCTGGTACATTTAGTTTATATTACCCTGATTGTAGTTATAATTTCACTGCTAGTGACCCTGTAGTAGCGGGAGAGATAGACGGTTTGTTTTACTTAAATTCTGTAGGTTCATCTTACACTAATTTCAGTAAGGATGATTGGTCATCAAATCAAAATTTAAACCCTTGCAAGGTTATAATGAATTCAACACCTAGTGACGCTATTAGTGTGAGTGAATTAACAGGTTCAGAAGATGGTATCTTTTACTTCCAATTTAAAACTGGAATAGCAACTACCGCTGCTGATATACCTGAATCAATTAAACAAGCGATTAAATTAATTGCTTCAGATATGTACTATTTCAGAGAAGACCGCAAGAGAGCATTCCCTATGGCTTCTGAGATACTATTACAACCTTATAAATGTTACTTATAGTATATGGCTTTTATATCTAACATAAAAGCGGGTGATTTTAACATAAGATTAAAATTACAATACCCAACAATTACCGCCAATGATTTTGGTGAAAGGGTAGAGACTTCGTTTAATACTCTTACAACAGTTTGGGGAATTAAAAAAGTCACTTCATTACGTAATATAAATGAGAAGTTTGAAGGAGATCAATTACAATCTTATGGTTTATTCTTTATTCAAATAAGATATACAACACAGATAGCAAATGCTATAAGCCCTACTTTTAAAATAGTAGATGATAATACGAGTGAGGAATACGAGTTATTAAGTTACATTATCGATCCTCGAAAAGAGTACATTGAATTATACACTAAACTAGACATTAACACATCAATAAGTTAAGGTTTGGCTAGGTCTAAAGCAATAAGAGTAAAAGGAATACAAGATGTTCAAAGAGGTCTTAAAAACTTAGGTTTAACGGCTAGAAACTCTAGAACAGAAATAAATAAAGCACTTCGCCCTGCAGCTAATTTACTAGCAAGAGGTATGCAAAGAGCTTATAAAAAAGAATTTAACAGGTTCGAAGGAACTCGTAAGCAAGGGAGAACACCTACTTGGAGAACAATAGGTATTACAACTGCTAAAAAATCGAGAGAACCTGGATTATTTGTAGGACCAATGAAAAAAAGGACTACACCAATAAAGGTTAAAGGAAAAGATAGTTATAACTTAGCTGAGATGCAAATTTTAGGTAACGTAAGACAACAACCTCGAAAGAACATATTCGAAGCGACTGCTAATCAGATGGAGTCTATAATATATGTAAGAGTAGAGAAGGATTTGGATAGATTACTTGAAAAAATGATTAAGAAATCAGGACTTAGATAGATATGTTTGCAGTAATAGGACAGAAAATACAAGTAGCTTTAAACGCTAACTCAAGGTTTACAGCCTCAGATGCTAATAACGGTAACGACAAAGTCTTTCCTGTTATAGTAAATCAGACTACGAGCTATCCTGCCACTATATATAACATTGAAGATGTAAGTAACTTTATATCTAAAGGTAACTCTTTAAAATCGTGTAACTTAGTTATAAGAGTGGCTTGTTTTGCAGATTCTTATGGCACAACATATAATCAAGCTCAAGGAGTGGTAGAAGCTTTAGATTTATACTCAGTAACTTATACTGAAAGCGGGGAGTCCTATACTGCTAAATTTAATTTTAGTTCGTTGAATGATGAATATCATAATACGGCTGAAGTTTATTACAAGGACATATTTTTCAACTGTTTAATAATCAAGAACTAACAATTAAAACAACAACACAATGGCTATAGTAAACGCAACAGATGTCGTAATAAGACTAAAAGCAGCAGCAACAGGAAACCCTACTGATTTACTTTTACACGCTACAAGTGCGAGTTTAAGTGTCTCAAGAGACCTTAGAGATTCAACTACAAAATCATCTTTAGGATGGTCTGAATCATTAGCAGGATTAAAATCTTGGGATATGTCAGGAGATGGATTTGTAGATTTCACAACTACCGCAAGTAATAAAAACGCAAAACAATTATTAGACCAAATGTTATTAGCTGACCCTGTAGTGGAGGTTAGTTTTGGTGTAGCTGATGCTTCTATAGAATATACAGGTACAGCTTTTATAACATCTATGTCTATTGATGCAGGTGTAGAGGAAAACTCAACTTATTCTATATCTTTAACAGGAACTGGTTCACTAGCTTAGTATTAACTTTTAAATCCATTTATTATGGCAATTCAAAACGCATCGGATTTATTAATTTATAAGACTGTTCCTTCAGCAACGGCTCAAGTAACAAGGGTTCGTATAAGAGAATTATACCCACTAAATACAAGTGGAACTGTAAAAATAATTAATACAGCCAATTCAAGTGGGACTAATGTAGCTGAGATTGAAACATCCTCCTCAGCAAATACAGGTGGGACTTTAATTATCAGGATTAAATCCGCATTAACTGTGGCAGGTTACACTGGAGGAGCAGCCATTATAGATGGTGATTATGTATATATGGACTTCGCAAATACCTACTTAGGAGATTTAACTAACACTATGAGCTTCGCAGACGGAACATCTACGATAGCCGAAGGAGCGATTATAGTTACCGTAATCACATCTGGCTTAGATGCTGGAGAAGAACCAATCGCTTATAGTACATCAGCTAGTTTCACTTTAAACAGAGAACTTAGAGATAAGACGAACAAAGATTCTCTTGGTTTCGCTGAATATCTACCAGGTCTTAAAAGCTTTGAGATGTCTACTGACGCCTTACAAGATTTTGATGCAGACTTAGAGTTTCAAGAGCTTTTCAATGATATTGGAAGTACGACTCCTGTTACAATTAGATTTGCTCAAAGAGATACGGGTGGATCTTCAGACTTATATTATCAAGGTTCTGCT